TGCAAAAGCCTCCTGTGCAGATGTCTCTCCTTCCATTGTATAGTATTTAGTAACTAGTTCTCTAGCCTGTTCTGACATTAACAAGTCTTTGTGTACATCAATCTTAATCATTAAGGTCTTTCTCCATTTTTAATCCAGTCCCAATCTAAGTCTAAAGCATCAGGGGTGTAGTCACCTTCCTTAACAAATACACCGTTAATCATTTTACCTTTACGTGTCTTGATAACATTGTAGGCACTCTCAAAAGCTTCCTCTGTATTAATGCCAAGCATTTCTGAAACAATCTCTAATACCACTTGAATATCTCCAATAGCATCAATCATTTCTGCTCTGTCATCATTCAGTACAGCCACTTCTAATTCATCAACCTCTTCAAAGAGTTTAACAAGCTGTCCTCTAACAGTTCCTTGCTCAAGGATATCACGTTCTTTAGCCCATTGGATTGTGTTGTATACAATATCTCGTCTAGTCATTCTAAGTCTTCTCCATCTAAAACACCAATAATTACTAACTCTAGTGTGTAAACTCTCCACAGTAATGCACCAAGCATACCTGCGTTAATTAATAAGAATAGTTCTACGCCTGTCATACATTTTCTCCATATTGGTATTTAAGAATAAATTCTAGGTAGTGGATAGCTTTTTTAATATCCTCTGCACCTTTCTTATTCTTGTGTCTTGTTACATACTTGACTACATTACCTTCACAATAAGTTAGGTTGTTCTTCTCAATGTAGTCGATAGGTTCGATAGGCAGTTTGTAGTGGCTACCTCCTACTTGTTTTTCTTTGTGTATGTCAGCAGCGTGTGACTTTGGATAATCTTTGTAAAACGTTGTTGTCATATTGTCTCCTAGTGTGTTTCAGCCCATGATGAACCTATATCAGCTGTGCCTCTTAGAGGGATTCTGAAGTTTAAGTATTTTGTTACGTCATCGAAAGTAGACTCACATACCTTAGCTACTTTTTCTGCTATACCTTCGTCACATTCTATCTGAACTTCATCGTGTATATTTAATACAAATTCATATTGTGTGCCAAAAGTAAACTCTTGTTGTAAATTTCTATCTAGGAAAACTAAATAGTATTTCATAACCAACGCACCTGCTCCTTGTAATAAGGTATTCAATGCAGAATGTGATGACCGTATGTGGTACTTGTTGCCATCTAAGGCTTTTAATGTTTTTGTTTTACTTACTGTATTAGAAACTAAGGTAGTTAGTTTAGCTAAAGCAGGTAGTTGTCGTAGGAACTTAGCCTTTAAGTTTTTACCTTGTGCTTTACTGCCTCCAACAATAGCTCCAATCTTCTCATCACCTGCCCCATAAAGGAAAGCATAGATAAAGGTCTTAGCATCATCACGTGTAGGTAGTCCTGCACTCTTTTGGTTGAGAGTATGAATGTCTGTACCTAAGTCTTTGTTACCCTGGTCAACAGCAACAGCATAAGCCCCAGCATCATATCTAGCCATATAGTGTGATAGTGTTCTTAATTCTAAACCGTCTGCATCACAGCCTACCATCTTCTTGCCTTTGGGTACACAGAATAGCTCTCTAGCTTCGTGACCTTTGTAAGCTCTACCACTAGGTACTTGTGCCATATTAGGTCTACTATGAGTACATCGTCTACTTACAGCTCCTAATGTATTAACACTGCCATGTATTCTGTTATTGTTATCTACAAACTTCATCCAGGCATTCTTACCACCATAAAGCTGACCTAGTAACTTGTTAACAGTAAAGTAGTGGGCAAGTATCTTACCTTCTTTAAAGTCTAACTCGTTCAAAACTACATCATCAATAATAGGTGTACCTTTTTCTGTAAACTTTGTAGGTTGCCAGTTGTACACTTCTCTAAGCCATCTAACAATATGATGTCTACTACCTGGGTTAAAGGTAACAGTTTCATATCTACCCCATCCTAAATCATCATCTAAATAAGCACCACTTTCTTCTTGTTTAAGCCTAACCTTGTTAAGTGTACCTGACTTTGTATACTTACTAGGTTCTTTCAAAGGTTTCCAATCTTGTAAAGGAGTAAATGTTTTGTCAAGCATTTCAGTAGCTTTGTCAAGCTCATCAAGCAACTCTACATGAAGTTTACTTGCTTTTTCTACATCGAAATAAACACCGTACTTCTCTTGTCTACTGATAATCTTAGCAAACTCTTGTTCTAACCACATAGCCTCTGATGGGACTTCTGACTTTAAAAGCTGTTTATATAGTTTATGAGTGACATCTGCATCCTGTCTACAATATTCAATCATATCAGTAGTAAGTGTACTCCAATCATCTGCATCACCAAAGTCACCTTTTAATATTCCTAATCTATAGCCCCAGGCTTTTAGTGAATGAGAACCTTTTAGTTTAGGTGACATCTCAACAATACTTTTTGCCTTGCTTTTTAAATCAGTACCTAGTCTATCAGGGAAAGCTAGTCTACTCATAATCAAAGTATCTAAACAGTTTTTGTATTCCCAATTAGGATATAGCTTTTTAAGTGTTGGAATATCAAAGTTAATGATATTGTGACCAACAAGCAACGAAGCTTTAGATAGTAGGGATAAGCCTTCTTCTAATGTACCTGCACTTCCTTTAAGGGGTTGTGACGTGTATACTTCTGTACTTCCATCTATCTGTTTAATAGAGATACAATGAAGCTTTGTTACGTCCTGATACAGTCCATCTGTTTCAATATCAAAAATCAGTATCATCTGTTATCTCCGTTTGTTCTAAGTCAAAATCATCATCTGACTCCCTAGCTATACCAGTGTCAGGGTCATAGTAAAAACCAACTGTCTTACCTGTGCCTGTACCTGAGAATCTATCTTTTAGGATTCTGATTAATCCCTTGTTTCTTTCTTCAACTTCATCATGTAATGTGTTACGTTCAATACCTAACATACCATATGACCATCGCATAATAGCTCTAGAGCCTGTGAACTGTGCCTGTTCTGTCTTACCACCTGCTTCGTGACTTGCTCCTGATTTAGGAGGGTTCAAGTGGCTTACAAGTAAAACCCAAACGTCTAACTCTTTAGCTAAACCTGCTACATCTGCCATCAAGCTATCAAGGTTACGTCTTTCATCTTGTGCTTGTGCGTTTAAAGCAGTTAAGTTATCGATATAGAATATTTTACAATCGTAGTTGTGATACATATATCTAATCTTTTCACTAATCTTATCCCAAGCATTAGCTCCAAAGTTATCAAACATAAACAAGCTACCTTGCATCGCTTCAGTAGTCTTTACAAGCTGTTCTTTATCTGTTTCTACATCGGGTAGGTGATAGTTACAACCATCAATCTTACCTGCTGTACGTAGTAGTGTTTCTTTAGTTGATTGCTCAAGCATAAAGGTAGCTACTTTCCAACCTTGTTTAATATCAAAGGCAATCTGACTCATAACAAAGTCTGTTTTACCTATACTAACACCTGCACCTACTGTAACAACCTCACCAAAACGTCTACCATATAAGTAACGAGTTAGTTTATCATAGAAGTATGGGAAGCCCATAGCAACTGGTTCAGCGATAGTGTCAATCAAATCAAGTGGCATTACAATATCATCAGGCTTGAACTTTTCGGCATTATAGAAGGCGTTGACTACACCTGAACGACCTTTGTATACTAAGACTTCGTTAGCATCTTTGTAATCAGCTGTTCTAATAATACGTACTTTGTCAGCAGGGAGAACACTTACACATTCTTCGACTGCTTTTCTACCAGGTTCATCATTATCAAACCAAAGGTATACTTCTTCATATCCTGTAATCCACTCAAGGTTCTGAGTAATTTCTTTCTTAGCTGAACTAGCCCCATTCTTAACACTAACTACTGGATACTTACCATCAAAAGCAGTAGCAACAGATAGACAATCAATCTCACCTTCTGTAATCACTAGCTTCTTACCGCTATTGCCCCATAGTTGTTGTCCAAACATTAATGATTCTTTTGAGTTCCCAATAAACTTAAAAGACTTATCAGCATAGCGTAGCTTTTGTCCTACAATCTCTTTGTCTTTGTTGAAGTAGTTAGCAATCTGACATAGATTACCGTTCTTATCATGTCCAATACCATACCTATACTGCTTTGTGATAGTATCAGGAATCTTACGCTTACCTAAATCCTGGTATTCGTATTTAAGTAAATCTTGGTTTTGCATAGACCTCTCTACTTTTTTAGGTGATGTAGTGTTGTTACTGCCTTCCCAGTTAGAACAAGCAAAACAGTAGCTGGTATCGTTAGAGTAAACTGCTCTACCATCTGAACTACCACAGTTCTCACAGGCTGTATGATATAGAAACTCACTTTCTTCTTCGTCACGCATATCAACTCTCCTTAATAGTTACCTCTGCTCTAGGGTTTTCTTTATCAATACCACCAAAAACAAACTTAATCTTTGTGACGTATTTGTAGTTATCGTCTACAAGTATATCATATTCAACCAGGGCATCATTAGTAAACTTACTTAATACAGTTCCAATGTTGTCTAAGTCAAACTCTCGTTTGTTAATATAAAATATTTTGTACTCTATCTCACAAGGCTTTAATACTTCATTTAATTCTCTAACCTTATCGGCTATTGCTATTTTAAATGTTTTCTTTATTTGGTTATTTAATTGGAAGTTCCAGTTACGATAACCGTTTAAGTTTAGGTAATACATCTTCTTTTTATGTACACCTAGTTCGATACGTATTGGTACTTCTAGCTTTTGTTCTTTCATAAACTTCCTAATGCTTCTTAGAGAGCCACCAGACCCCCTAGAAGCTATTATATTTTAAAAGGTATACTAGAAGTCTAGTTCGTCATCTTCTTCAACAGCAAAGCCTTCAGAAACAGGTGGTTTCTTTTCTGCTACATAGCCATCTTCTTCTTCAAAGTCTGAACCGCCTCCACCATTGTACTGCTCAAGCTGAATAATCTGCATCTTTGACCAGATAAGTGAGATACCGATTTGCTTTTGGTTAGGGTTGTTGTAAGGGTTGGCATAAGCCGCACATCTAATAATACTTCCATTGCCTACAAGTGGTGGCTTATCGATACGATTAGTTTTAGCATCTAGTACATCAATAGTATGCTGACGGTCAGCGGCTTTACGCTTATCAATATCTTTTAAGGTAAACTTAAATACAATGTTACCTGTTTCCATACCTTCTTTGTCATATTCCATCGTATATACATCACGACCAGTATAAGCTTTTGCTTTGTCACCTAAGTTTGCCTTAGTTTCTTCAAGAGCTGTATCACGTAAAGCTTCTAGTTTCTCAATGAAAGCTACAACAGTAGGTTCATTTGGGTCACATACTAGATTAGTTGATAAAGCACCATCGGGATTATACATACGGTCAGGCTCAACGTGTTTACACCAGAAAGCTTTACCTTTTGGAGAAGTTACCATAATACCTTTTACTGCGAAAGGTTTCTTAAATTTTGCATTAGCCATTGTTGACTCCTTTGTTATGCATTTATGAAATTGTTTTTAATCTATAATGTCCACTCTTTTAAAGTGGCTAAAGTTTGCTCACTACTATCACCTCCTAATAACTATTAACTAAAGTATCTTAAAGTATACTTAAGTATCATTAAAGTTTATTTATTTAAGGAGTAGTTATAGTAGTAAGTCTTTTATGTCATCTTTAAGATTCTTTAGGATTCTTTAAGATTCTTTTTTGGTCTTTAATCTATAATGTCCGTTCTTTTAAAGTTAGCTAAAAATATACTTACTATCTAGCACCTCTTTAAGGTCTAGAGTGTTAATCATAACATCTTCTGCCTTAACAGGATAGTCTTTATTTACCTGTGATAAAAATAAAGCCAAAGGATTTGTTTCAAATATCTCTATAAATGCCTCCCTTACTCTCTTATTTAAGTTTACTACGTGATTAACAGGAACTCCGTATGAGTCGTGTATTAGGTGAAAGCTACTACAACCATCATCTTTTAGTTTTAACACCGTGTAGGCTAATAGACTTGCGTCTAAACTATGTATATAGTTAGGAGCTATACCATTCTGCATCTTTAAATGATTCATTTCATCTATAGTTCGCTTAATAGATAGTTTACCTATTGGTGTGATTATCCTATCTACCTGGGTCTTGTGAAGCTTCTGCAATACAGGGAATTGTGTGATAGGTGCTGTGAAAAATACATAACCTCCTCTACTTACCTTGTCTGCTACAACCTCTTTAAGGTAGTTCTGACCTACTCTAGCACCCTGAACTACTTCAGCTATTGCTCTATCGTTTAAGTCAGTCAATATCTTAGCAAATAACCAGTTATCACCTATCCAAAACTTTTTATTAGCCTGTTCAAGCTCTGTTAAAGTTTCTTTTAGCTGTTCATACATCCCATACTTTGTTACTGAGTAAGGCTGTGTCATCGTGTTACGCTTAGTTAAGCTACGAGTAATCTTACCTTTAACAGAATCAATAGTGGGTTGTGTGTAAGCCTGGTGTACCTCCTTATTTGAAGTAGTATAATCTATTATTTTAGGATACTCACCAACCTCTAGGTAGTGATTAACCTTATCTGCAACCTCCTGATATATGTCACTACGTTTATCACCTATAACATTTACTGCCTTAGCTCCTTCTCTATCTTTTAACAAGCCTGAGTAGATTTGGATACCACTACAAGTAGCATCTAAAGCTATGGGTATACGTGATACAAAGTCATTAGGATTATTTAGATAGTCTGCGTACTCAAAACACCATGCTAAGTATAGGTAAGGGTCTGCTGAATCCTTCCAATACATTCTATATTTCAATGGGTTTTCAGCTACTAACTTAATTTCCTCTTCTTTATCTCGCATCTTAGATATTCTGTCTACGTATTCATCCTTATCATATCCGTAGCAGTTAGCCCCATGAATCAAAAACCACTCTAATTCCTCTTCAGTTTCTATCTTACATCCATCTTTAAATTCTAGCAAGGCTTTTACTTCGCCTTTGCCTTGTGGCTGTAAATGTTGCTGTATCGGATAGATACGACCTCTGAAATCATATTGATAACTAAAGTAAAACTCTTCTTCGTCAAGGTACTCACGGGCATTGAACAAGATTAGGTTAGTCATAATCGCCTTACCTCTATTGCTTATCACAATATCTCGTTGTGCTTCCAGGTCTTTAAAGTACTTTGTACGCTGAATTTTCTCTTTAGGCCATCCTTTGTACTTACCTTCGGTGTATAACTCACCATAGTTAGCCACATTAATAAAGTCTTCAGGTTCTAAACTATCATTATAAGGTAGCTTACCTATTAAGTAAGGGTTATTATAAGGAGCTGACTCATCCACTATGTTATCATCGTAGATTTTTGACATCACTTCATATACTTTCTTGTTAATCCTCCATTTAGTAGCCTGTAAAGTGTTTAAGGTGTCATAGACTGCCTGTGTGTCACTTTTGTCAAAGAAGTTATGTAATAAGTCTTTAGACCTGGCCTGAGCTTTAATTATAGGCATAGCATATAGTTCTTTTGTGATATAGCCACCGCTTCCTATAAATGAGTTCCATTCTACGGGTTTAGTAAGTAGTATTGGGTATCGTCTATATTCTGTGAGTAGTTTTTCACGTGATTGAAGCACCATTTTAAAACATTCATCTGTATACATAATCTTAGCCGCTTTCTTTCTATTATGATACACAGTTTTTTGCTCAATAATATTACAACCACTTTTTATAACTAAGTTAATCAAGGTAGTGCCTAAGTAGGTGGTGAGACTATCCAGTTCGGTCTCATTTAACCGTTGCTGTAATCTAGCCATCTTAAGCTTTTCTTTAGTTCTAAATACCTCTGACCGATTAGCATATCGCTTATCAACAAAAGCCCCAAAGTTTGAATCACTATCATGTAACCTTCGTATAAGTATAGTTTCGTATACTGCTGTGTTTATTTTCCTAACCAAAGATAACACAGGTATCTGAATCTCTTTACTAATACTTCTTACTATTGTTGCCAGTATAACATAAGCTAAGTCTTTAGTTTTACCATAAAAGTCAAGGGCAATAATATCACGTGCCGCTTTCATCTTACCTGTAATCTTTTTCTCCATATACTCATCAAGCTTTGCCGATACCGCTTCGATTGAGTTGATAAGGATAAGCTTACCTTCTTGTAGGTCATCTGCCTGGTCTTGTTCAATTCTCCTATTGATTTGGTTTATAAGTCTATCGTAGCTATAAGCGGAGGCGGTACGCTCTAACTGTATCTGCCTTTCTCTTATATTTTCAATCATAGTTACTCTAAATCCCAAACAATATCAGCATCTTTACAGTAATCAAAGAAAGCCCAATATGCTTCCTGTGCTTCTTGTTTCTTTTCCTCCTCATAAATACCCATAATATTGTTAAACTCAAACTCTTCGTATGCTTCTACTAATAGAAGTAATTTGCTTGCTGTCATTTTAATACCCTTCCTTATACATTCTATGTTTATGTTTGATATAGTCAGCGACTAGTCCACTTCTCACAATATCATCTTCATCAAAATAGTTAAAGTCAAATCTATTTTCCATTGTTTGTATTACCGTTAAAAACTTTTCAATATTCTTTTCAGAATGTTTAGTGAAATCTCTTTGTAGTATATCACCACATATAATTAATTTAGAGTTTCTACCGATTCGTGTGAGTACACTATCAGCTTCATGGGCTGTAAGGTTTTGAAACTCATCTACAATAACAATACTATTGTCTAGTGTAAGTCCTCTAATAAAGGAAGTCAACATAAACCTAATACCATCATGTTTAGTTAGAATCTCATAAGCATCATCACGCCCAAATAACTCACTACAAACTTTCTTATAAGGTAACTCATATACCGCTCCTTTCTCTGCTTCTGTGCCTTTTAAGAATCCAATATCTCTTGTAGGAACTGCACTACGTACAATCACCACCCTTCTATAATCCGAACCCTCCATTATTTCTTTAAAGGCTCTATTCAAAGCCATAAAGGTTTTACCAGTCCCACTGTACCCGAGTAACAGTTGAGACTTGTCACTCACATAGTTATCAAAGAAAACTCCCTGGTTATCTGTTAGTGGCGATACGTCCAACAGTTTTAAATTGTTATCGTTAATTGCATTTTTAGTTTTCTTTACTCTAGCCATCTACTAAAGCCCCCCAAGAAATAGGATATAGTGGTCTAATCACACTGTCCAGTTCTTCTGCGAACCATTGTGCTTC